TGACTGGATGATGAAGACCCAGCCGAAGATGGTGAAGGACGAGAATGGTGAGGAACATATTGAACAGGTGCCGAATCTCTATGGCATCCGCAGCAGGGCGTTGCTCCAGGAGTGCATAGGATACGGTCCGACTGCGAACACTGACCGCATATCCGCGATGGCTCAGGTCATGCTCTATAGGGAACAGTTCATGGTGCTTTACGGAGGTTCACCGGCGCAGAATGATATGTCAAGCAATGACGCTTCCGATGATGAATTCTTCGACAGGGATTGGCAGAAGCATCTGGACAAAACCGGCGGACACAATTTTATTTTACCAAAATAAGCGTTTCTGTTATACACGTTACTTGAGACGGATTTGTCGTTAGATTCGCCTCAAGTAAAATTGTGTATATATGAATATTGCAACCTCATTCCCGCGCCAGCGAATTCCTTACAAGTCCAAAGGGGACAAGTGGAGGAAGGAGTGTGTGGATTGGTGTGCGAACCGGACATATTTCAATTACTCACCGGTAAGGCAGGACATCGTGAAGATGAAGATCAACTACGATCTCGTCAATGGAAGAATCCATATGGAGGATGTCGCTGCCGTTCTCAATCCCGGTGGAATCTCAACAGCTTTCGTTCCGGAGAAGATTCAGCACTACCCGATAATCAACTCAAAACTGAATACCCTCAGGGGAGAAGAGGGTGCCCGTGTTTTTGACTGGAGGGTCATAGTGACCAACCCGTACACGGTGTCGAAGATAGAGGAGGAGCGTAAGCGCCAGTTCGTTGAGAATCTTCAGGACATCATACAGGATCAGAGCATCACCGACGATGAAGCCGGTCAGCAGGTGAATGACAGCCTTGAGTATTTCAACCACTCATGGCAGGACATGAGGGAGATAAGGGGCAATGAATTCCTCAAGCATTACAGCAAGGAACAGAACTTTCCACAGATATTCAATGCAGGATTCCAGGATGCCAGTATCGTTGCGCAGGAGGTGTACCAGTGCGGAATATCAGGTGGAGAACCGTTCCTCTGCAAACTCAATCCGATGAAGCTCAGGATATTCCGCAGCGGATATTCAAACAGGATCGAGGATGCTGACGTCATCATTTACGAAGACTACTGGTCAAGGGGCAAGATAATCGACACGTTCTATGACGATTTGACCCCCGAACACATAAAATATCTTTCTGACGAACTTCCGGATTTCGGCGCAGAAAGCCCGGTTGGAGCTGCAGGAAACTACAATGAGGCTTATCCTTTCATCTCCACATTCAACATCGTAGGTGAAGACGGAACAATGGTTGAAGCCGCTCCCGGATTCGAGTCGGTGTTCGATTCGCTCGCCGGATATGACGGAGGAATAGGCTCGCAACTGCTTCCTTATGATGTCGCAGGTAACGTCAGAGTTCTAAGGGTCTGGTGGAAATCGCTCAGGAAGATACTTAAAGTCAATAAGATAGATCCAGTTACCGGAGAAGAGACATTTGATTTCTATCCGGAGACATACATTCCAGATGAGGCTGCTGGAGAGAAAGCCGAAGCATTGTGGGTCAATCAGGCATGGGAAGGTACGAAGATCGGCGAGAAGATTTACGTCAGAATACGCCCCTGTCTCGTGCAGTACAACACTCTCTCCAATCCTTCAAGGTGCCATTTCGGAATCATAGGCACAATCTACAACCTCAATGAAATGAGGCCATACTCGCTTGTCGACATGATGAAGCCGTACAATTATCTGTACGATGCCATTCATGCAAAGCTTGTCGACATGATAGCCACCAACTGGGGCAAGCTCCTCGAACTCGATCTCGCCATGAAACCCAAGAACTGGGAAGTGGAGAAATGGATGTACTTCGCAAGAGCCAACAAGGTTCTCATCAAGGACTCCTTCAATGAAGGAAACAAGGGAGCAGCCACAGGAAAACTTGCCGGAGGACTCAACAATGCCAGCAAGGGCTATATCGATGCTGACTGGGGACAGTCAATCCAGAACTACATAGAACTTCTGCAGTGGACGAAGGATTCGATGTCGGATCTTGTCGGAATCAACCGTCAGAGGGAAGGAAATACCTACAGCCGTGAGACTGTGGGAGGAATCGAGCGTGCAGTGCTTCAGTCATCGTACATTACTGACTGGCTGTTCAAGGAGCACGAGGACACCAAGAGGCGTGTGCTTGAATGCTTCCTGGAGACTGCGAAGGCTGCCATCAGAGGAAGGAGCGTAAAGTTCCAGTACATCCTTTCAGACGGCTCAAGAAGACTTATGGAGATTGATGGTGACGAGTTCGCCGAGTCTGATTACGGTCTCGTCGTCGACAACTCCAACGACACCCAGAAGCTGTACACCCAGATTGATACCCTTGCTCAGGCTGCATTGCAGAACCAGCTTCTTGATTTCACTTCAATAATGAGGCTTTACTCGTCAGACTCGCTGTCTGAGAAGACGAAGATGATTGAGATGGCTGAGAAGAGGATGCAGCAGAGAGCCGAACAGCAGCGTCAGCAGGAACTCCAGATGCAGCAGCAGGCAGCTCAGATGCAACAGCAGACTGAAATGCAGAAACTCCAGCAGCAGGATGCAATCAACCAGCGTGACAACGAGACCAAGATACGTGTGGCTGAGATCAACTCTCAGGCTGAATACTTGAGGCTCGGAATCTACGCTGAAGAGAATGACGAGCAGATAGTCCGTGAGAAACTCGACCTCGAGAGGGAAAAACTCCGTCAGGACATTCTCCAGTTCGACAAGGAACTCCACCAGAAGGAGACTGAACAGAAAGACAAAAAGGAAATAGAGCTGAAGAAAATCGAAGCTCAGAAACAGATAGCAAAAAGTAAGACAACAACTACAGCCAAGAAATAGACATGACCGCATTCTTTCATACAGTCCCTCATCTCGTTGAGAAGAGTATAGAGTTCATAAAATACCCGCTGACATGGTTGGCGGGACTCGTGATGTTCGTATGCAACGCCCTCACCGGCGGAAGACTGATAATATATACCGTGGTCATTGCTTCGGTTATTGATCTTGTCTGCGGGATAGCGGTGTCGTTGAAACGGAAGAGGTTCACCTTGTCCGAGCTTGTCAGGCAGACTGTCGAGAAGCTTGTGGTTTATGGCCTTGCTCTCATCGTGTTCCTCGTGATAGATGCCCTCATCTCTGAGGGCACCGGATTCGAGGTCGCACTTACTGGAGGAGTCGTGGGAATCGTTATCACGTTCGCAGAAACGTGGAGTTTCCTTGCGGCTCTTCTTATTCTTTATCCGAAGAACCCTCTCCTGAAACTTCTGCAGAAGGCGTTGACTGGAGAGATTGCGAGGAAGCTAGACATTGATGAGGCTGAGGTTGCCAAGATTCTTGCCAGGGAACAGAGGCCCAGGGATTCGAAAGGAAGATTCATCAAAAAATCATAACACATGGAGAAAGTCTTCATCGGCACCGAGCTCAAGTTCAAGCTCGAAATAGAAGCCAAGGGGTTTGATATGACATCAGACAATTTCAAGGTCGATCTTGTTTGCGGAAAGAACGTCATAACGAAAACGAAGGATTCCATTGCCACAGACGGTGAGGGAAACTATTATGTGTGCTTCGATACGGCTGATCTTGGCGTAGGAAAGGTTACCGCAATAGTCACTGCGTATGTGCCTGATGCGGACTTTCCTGACGGATTGAGGACTTCGGTCCAGAAACTTGACATAGGTGTAATAAGGGAATAACATGGGGTGCATGACGGCGAAAATGCGGCTTGATGACGTATGTCTGATGGTCGCAAGGATGACGAAGGAAGGCGGGTTTCATGCCGCACTTTCTTGTGTAGTAAGCATGACGTCATCTCTTACGCCGGTCACCGACAACTTCAATGTCTCGCTGGTTCCATTGACGCCAGGAATTTCGGTGTCACTTATGGAAGTATGTGACACGGCTTCAATCAGGACAAGGATGCTCAACTTGAGGGAGAATGTTTCCGTTGCGATGAAGCCAGTAGAACCGATCAAGGTCAGATTGAGTCTGGTATGCGATTCCGGAGTCACCACGAGATATCTTGAAATCGATCCTCAGATTGTCTGGGTTGTTTACGGATATGCCGAGAATGATGTGCTCAGCAACGTCACTTGGAGTGTGAATTAATGTATTTAATATAGTTATATATGGCTTACGCATCATGGGTGTCACCCAACAAGACGCAGGGAAACGGAAACGACACTGTCGCGTGGAGCGGACAGGAACATACCGGAAGAACTGCAAGACAGACAACCGCTACATTCTCAGCGTCAGGAGTTGAATCGAAGACGCTTACCATCATCCAAGCCGGAAAGACGGAGTTCGTGTCAATTGAATCAACTGCAGCTGTCTCGAAGGAAGGCGGCTCAATCACAATCACCGGAACGTCAAACTCATCCAAGCTGACTTTCTCTCTCACGGGTGCTAACGGCATAGGTCTCGTGCTCCCATCATCCTACCTCGCAAATTCCGTCAACACGAATAACGGAGTCGCAATCACTGGAGATCCCGGAGCTGCGAAGGAATATGCGTTCAGCATCACCTTTACGGGAATTGCGGAGAACGCGTCAATCGCATCGCTCGTTTCGCAGTTGACAGTAAAAACGAACAACAACCAGACCGCCACTTGTGACATCACTCAGGCTGCAGGAGATGCTTACCTCAACATCGATCCTACCACAATCAACCTCACCGCAGCCGGTACCGCAGTCAACGTCACAGTCGAGTCCAACACCACCTGGACAATCTCGTAATGGTTACGCAAGTGGACTGGGGCGATGGCTCCGGAGAAAAGATATACCTCACTTATGGGTCATCGGAAGGGACTCAGACAATATCGGTCTCTTCCGACTCCCATACGGGGTACGTCAACCGCTCCAGGGACATAACATTCTCGGTCTCTGCGGGAGGAACGACAATAAGCAGAGTGCTTACAGTTATACAGTCCGGAAAGGATATCACAATAATAACACGCAACGACACAGCGTTCACACGCAATGAAGTTGCCGTAGGTTACGAATAGATATGGCAGTAACGTATAAGGATATAAATCTTCTTACGCAGAAGTCAACAGTCGCTGGCACAGAGAAGATCGAGGTGTCGGATACGGAATATATAACTCCGGTACAGATAGCCGGTCTTGCGCCAGTGGTTTACACTGGCACATCAACTCCGTCCTCATCCCTGGGGAAGAACGGTGACCTGTACGTCCAAACTTCATTATAATGCCAACAATAAAGCTCATACCGAGTACTTATTATCTTTCCAGTTCGTCATACCTAAGAGTGACGAACGAGAACAACATGTATTCTGATACGAGCAGCACGACCTACGCCACTGTCACCAACTCGCAGACCGGAACTACTACGTACTACATTTATCTACGTGGGTTCAACTTTGATGACATCCCTGCTGGGGCTGTAGTGACGGCTTTTGAAATCAAGTTGAAGGCGAGGGAGAGTGGAATCAATACATCTTCCTCATACTCGCCTAAGTTGTGTCATGGGACATCACAGATAACCTCAACATGCTCGGCAATCACCACCACTACGACAACCCACACCTTCACCGACATAGGTGAAGATTGGGCTGACATAGTTGGCTATGGTTCGAACTTCGGAATCCGCATCAACTGTCGAAGGTCGAACAGAAACACCACCGGCTACATGTACATCTATGGTGCGGAGATAGATGTCACCTACACTCTCCCGATTTATCACAACGTCACATTGACTAACTCCACTTCGGCAATTGTGGAAGTGAGTGACACAACCCCTATGGAGGGGAGTGAAGTCAATATGTCAATCGACACCATCGACGGCATAATCGTGACTGACAACGGGGCGGATGTGACTTCACAATTCGTCCAGGGAGGCAGCGATACCCTCAGCAAGGCTGCCGAGTCGCAGACACATTCCGGAATCCAGTCTGGTTCGAGCTATGCAGAATACGCAGTTGGCAACACCGCAGAAGACCCGTACTCATCGACCAACAACATGTACGCATCATCGAGTTCAACGGGTCATGTTGACTACACATTCGACTTCTCCGACATCCCCTCGGGAGCTACCATCCAATCGGTTGAAGTCAGAGTCTACGGGCACAGGGAAAACTCCACTATTGACTCAACTCATGTTGCCAACATCCAACTCATGTCTGGGTCTACAAGTAAGGGTGATGACCAGAATTTCACCTCCACTTCGAATCATCTCATCACGATAAGCAATCCCGGAACATGGACTGCGGAAGAACTGTATGATGCAGTGTTGAGATTCACCGTAGGTTACTACGGAGGTCTCGTGTGCGGAATAACGTGGGAGGTCACATACGAGGTGGAAGGATACGTCTACACGATAAGTAACATCACCACCGACCATGTCTTGGTAGTGTCATACGCACAGACCCAGAAAGTATTCATCAAGGTCAACGGGGCATGGAAGGAGGCGACAAAAGTATACATCAAAACCAGCGGGAGTTGGATTCAGTCCATCGCCCTGCATGTAAAAGACAACGGAACATGGAAATCGTAGTTGAACGCAAATGGCCAAAGGAGGCATACACCATCGGGAGACTCTATGTCGAAGGTAAGCTGTTCGCCAACACCCTCGAGGATAAGGATAGAGGGTTATGGATATATGACTCTCCGGAAAGAATAAGGGACATAAAGATTCCCGGCGAGACCGCAATCCCGAAAGGAAGATACCTTGTCAACATGGACGTCCTTTCGCCCAAGTACTCGCAGATAGCTTGGTACAAAAGAGTGACCAATGGCTACATGCCAAGGCTGAAGAACGTCCCCGGATTCGATGCGATTCTGATTCACCCAGGCTTGAGCGCAGAGGATACACGAGGTTGCATACTTGTCGGAAAGAACACCGTCAAGGGAGGATTGACTTCATCCCGGGACACTTTTGAGAAGTTGTACAAGCTGATGAAGGCTGCACATGACAAGGGTGAGCATATCTTCATCACGATAAAATGATTCCCCCTCCGCTTCCCGATTCTGTCGGATGGATGCAAGGATGCGTGGGGAATTTTGCTAGTAAATCATGAAACGTTATTTGCTCATAACTTGCATTTTACTCGCATCTTTACTAACAAGCTGCTCCCCTCGAATAGTGGAACGTCTTGTTATTCAGAGGGATACGACCTATTTGTCAAGTCACGAGAGGGACTCAATTTACGTGCATGACTCGGTGTATGTGAAGGAGTACATCAAGGGCGACACCGTCTACGTCGTGAAGTACAGAGACAGGTGGCGTGACAGAACAAGGGAGGTTCATGACACTCTATACAGGACAAAGGTAGATTCGGTTCAGGTATCCGTTCCGGTTGAAGTCGAAAAAAGGTTGTCGCCCATGAAGAAGATGAAACTCGGAATGTTCTTCCCCTTGATTCTGATTGCACTCGTCGGATGGAGAAGAGAAATAATCAAACTGATAAGGAGATTCATATGAGCCAGAGAATAAGGATAAACAACGATATTTCAGTCAGCTGGACGCTCAAGAAAAAGGACGGTACCGCATACGACCTTACCGGAAAAAGTTTTTCCGTAGAGCTCACTATTGACAACCACAAGGCTGAGATAGGCAGTGTGTCATCAACTGGATCGACGATATCTTTCACATTCTATGGCCGTGATCAGAAGTACACAGGCTCATATGATCTGAAATATATCGAGAATGACTGGAACGTCGGAATGATAACATTCGACCAGCTTGATGCTTTCACTCTCGTCCCGCATTCATGCATGGAAGGAGGCGATGCCTCGAGCAATATTGATGTTGCTTATGTAGCAATCGAGTCAGTTATAAGTTTGTCTACAGAAAAAGGAGAGAAAGGTGACAAAGGTGACAAAGGAGATAAGGGAGATAAAGGAGATAAGGGTGACAAAGGTGATCCAGGCACTAACGGAACCAAT